GCTGTTGGTTCTAATGGAGTCGGCGGCGGTTCAGGCGGTGCAGGTGGTGTTGGCTCATCCACTTATTCATCTTGGGGTGCAGCAACCATTAGTGGACAAAACTCCAGTGGAACTTATTATTATGCTGGCGGTGGCGGTGGCGGTGCAAACGGTACAGGCGGTGCAGGTGGTTTAGGTGGTGGTGGAACTGGTTCTAACGCTTCACCAACTGCAGGAACTGTTAACACCGGTGGTGGTGGTGGTGGTGCCTATGGTGCAGCAGGTCAGCCAGGTGGTTCAGGTATTGTTATTATTCGTTATTTAGCATAAGGAGAAATAAATTGGCACACTTCGCAGAAGTAGACAGCAACAACATTGTAACTCGCGTACTTGTAGTACCCGACGAACAGGAACATCGTGGTCAAGATTTCTTGGCTAACGATTTAGGTCTTGGTGGAATTTGGTACCAGACCAGTTACAACAACCGCATAAGATTTAACTATGCAGGTATTGGTTACTCATACGACCCAGTACGCGATGCGTTCATCGCACCTAAGCCAGAATGTCACCCAGACAAAGTGGTCTTTGACGAAGAAACTTGCACCTGGTCTTGTCCAGATGCTTCACACGTAATCATCATAGGAGAAGAAAATGTCTGATAAGAAACTAATCGTTGACTTGGCTAA